ACTTAGGTTGCAAATTTTCAATACGCTGTTTCCCTTTCTCAAAATATTCTTTGTCTATCTCAGTAGCAATGCCTTTCATACCCATATTATACACCGCTTCCATACAACTCATACTTCCTGCAAAGAAGTCGGCTACTACTATTTCATTAAGAGGTTTGTCTTTGGGGATAACCAGTGCTAACAGACGCTCTAAGAGGCGAACGGGTTTTTGAGTGGGGTGAATGGTGTTGTAGTGGTCTCTACCTTGCTTGATGATTGTTTTTTCGTTTAAGCCAAAACCTATTCCTTGAATGACAGAAACACTTCTATCAAGTTCTTTTGTTATTCCATTATGAGTAACAGAACCTTCTTTCCATTCTTCCACATCATTTCTAATAATACTCTTTTCATTTAATCCAAACTGTATAGATTGCATTACATTCACACATCTATCCCCCTCCTTTGTTTCTTTAGAAGCTACAACTTCTTTATTATTAGTTAGCTCTTTTTCTCTATCAGTTCTAATAATACTCTTTTCATTAAGTCCATATTGAATAGATTGCATTACAGAAGCACATCTATCTTGCGTTTTAATAACAGAGGAAATAGAAGTACTTATTACGTTGTCTTTGTCTGTAGGCACTTTGTTATTTTCCAAAAACTCCAATACCGCATTGAGTGATTTTGTATTTTTAAAAGTAGTTTTGAGTCTTTTTATATCAGTTACAATACTATCTATATCGTGCCCTTTCATTTCTAAATAGGGAATTTTTACCTTATTGATACCGCCCTCTTTTTTTGTAAGGATAGATATTGTTTCATGTATGCGAGACATTGGCATTAATGGACTTGATACATAACTTTTATCCCAAATCACTTCCTCTTTGAATACAAAGCCCAATCCGTCTAATATGGTATTCCAACGGTAGAAGGAAGTACCACGTCCAAACATCACAATAAAGCCTTTCTTTGTAAGTAACCGCTTGCATTCTTCAAAAAACTTGTGCTCGTCAAAAGGGCGTTCCAGCTTTTGGTTTTTGAGGTACAGATAAGGAGGGTCAATGCAAATCACATCAATACTCTCATCGGCGAGGGTTGCCATTACCTCTAAGTTATCGGCATTGTATAATTGTATATTATTCATTAGCTTTTTTTTGATTTGAAATTAGAGATTTGATAAAGATTTATGCGCACTCAATCTCCTTTCAAATCGGTTGTTAATTATTATTTAAGTAATTCGGGGTTGTCGTAGATGTTTCCTATTACTTTTATTTCTTCTCTATCTACATCCATTTCAGAAAGACTTATTAAACCATCTCTTGTACCCTTTTTCTTTATATAAAGTCTACAAAAGCCAGCAAAACATTCAGAGTATACAATCTTAAATCTATGACTACTAATTATATTATTTACTGCTTTTTCAACAATATCCCCTTCATAGATTTCTTTTCCATTTTTGTCATACAGTCCTGTAAACTGTCCAATAGATGCTTTATCCACTCCATAGTCAATAAGGTTTGTTGTTTTCCTTATTTTATTTTCTTCAGATAAGAACCCATAAACCCATTTATCTTGAACTAAGCAGTCCGTAAATCCTCTGAATTTTATTGTTCTCATTACTTTATATTTTTAATCTTTGCCCCCGCTCACGGCTCGAACGTGAGTGCTTGCCTATCGGGGTAGCCAGTTTTTCGGAAATACTAACTAATCTTTAAACTATGAATAAATTGCCTGCCTTTCTCAGTCCAAACCATAGATTGAGAGGTCTTAGGCTCTCCTGTTTTTGTGTCAAAATAAGGTGTTATACGCATGTCTGTGTATCCTTTATCTTGGTAGGTATGAGTAAGAAACCATTGCCCACTTTGAAAGAATTGTATTTTCCTTTCTTTTAGCTTTTGATTTAAAGCCTGAGCGCTCATGCCTAAATCCTTTGCAATCTGTGTAGTGGTGAAAGTACTTGTACTCTGTAACACTTCATCTGTATATTGAGCCTTTGGAGCAAGGTACTTTATCTCTGTTTCTTGTAATTCTACTTTACTCTCAAGCATTTGTACTTTTTGTTTGCTTGCTTCTAATCGCTTTTGTAGAATATTCATAGCATTGTAGATAGCTTCGTCCTCGTCAGATATAGTCGCTACTCCATTTCTTAGGAGTTCTTCTATCTTTTCGTCTACCCAAATAGCAAAATCGGGGCTTAATTTCTGCACCACTCGCAAGGCTACCTTTTGATGTGCCCAAGTGCCTTGCTTGCTTAAATTGTTACCTCCTTTTCTAACTATCAGTAAATCAGCCGAACTATAATTTTTTATTTCGGTCAATCTTCTTATATACTCTTGAATTTCAAGACTATTAATAATTTGTGATAGGTTCTTCTCAGGAAAGGCTTTTGCCACATCTGTAAGATTTACCATTACATCACCATTTCCAAGTTGGAAAGTGATATTATTTCCGTTGTAGTTGTAAACTTGATTATTCATTGCTTATTTTCTTTTAAATCTTGCTTATTTACTTTTTTGCATTGGTTTTTAGGTTGTTAGGATTTAATTTTCACCTTGCTTAACGAATAACTAAACTTGCTTAATATCCCGTTTTTGTTATCCTTAAATTCTCTTTCTCATAACTTAGAAGACTTCTAAGGGCTTCTATCTGATGAGTACAAGCTCTGTTAATACGTTCCAACCAATCTACAAGAAACTGCTCCTCTTGAGCAATCCCCTTAACTAAGGCATTTTGAGCTGTTGCCGATAGATATTGCTCCTTTGCTATGGCTATGATAGTCTTTGTAATTTCAGCCGTTGTACGTTGGTTGTAGAGATACTTTGCCTTTGCCAACATCTCACCACTACGAGCCATATATACCGATAACTCTTTAATACGTTCAACCATTTCCTCTGGATTATCTGAACAACTAATCTCTAAGTAATCTTGAATATCTTTTGCTTCTTTTTTAAGTTCTTCCATTTTGTCTTTATTTTGAAAGCAAGGCAGGACTCGAACCTGCTACTATCCCGATTGATACTTGCTTTTTATATTACTAATTACCTAATATTACGGGCGTTCTGCCATCTGTGATAATTACCTTATTAGAGGTCTTACCTAACATCTCAATATATTGCTGCATTAGGATTTCTCTTGTAAGCCCTACAGATTGGACTTTGTTTGTTTCGGCGTCTATTTTTGCCTTTTCTAACAGCATTCTTGAGGTCTCTAACTCGTTTTTTACTCTATTAGCTTCTTGTATAGCCTTGTTTCTATCTTCTACGGCTTTCAGCATTGAAGCAGGAGGTTTAAGCCCTGATGTAAGAGTAGTAAGGTCAAAGAATTTTGTTTTAAACTCCTCTTTCAACCTTCTTTGTACTGATAATTCAAACTTACCTAAGTTATTCATAAGGCTGTCAGTGGTGTAATTCCTTGCTTCCTCACGATAAGCGTCTGTAACACGTTTATTAAGTACATTTGCTTCTACGTTATCAAAGAACGTTTCAGGATCTTGTATTCGGTAATTTTTGTAGTTGAACACAATCTCAGCTCCTTTGCCACGAATAGGTGTATAAGTGTAGGAAGGGTCTACTGTAAATACTCCCGCGTCCTTTGCTGTGATTTCCACAACATCAGGGTCTCCTGCTTGCTCCCACATTGGTACCTGATAAAGCTCACTACCTGGACCTAATATCCCTTGTGCACCTGTTACAATTTTGAACGAATTGATACCATTTCGTCCGTACTCTGTCATTAGAACCCCTTCATAGTTAGGTTCAGGTCTGTTACAACCTACTAAGGAGGCTATAACACAGAAAAGAAAAATCATCTTTTTCATCTGATATAAAAATTAAATTAGTTACTAAAAAACTTGTTGTAAGGGAAAACAATCAGTATAAGAATTGCTACAAGTAACCCTACAATCCATAAGTAAGGAAGTTCACTCCTGAATAATACCATTACTCCGAATGTTAATAACACTAACAGAATAATGAATACTAATGCTCGTATTGCTATTTTTCTCATCATAATAAAAGTTTTGCTGTTTCTAATAATTCTCTTTGTTCTTCAAGGAATTTGTCTCTTATTTCTTCTGTTTTGAAAGAAACCACCCTTTGACATTCAATAGATTCAAAAGTGTGAAATTCTCCCTCACAAACTTGGATACTAAACTTTTCCTCTTCATCTTCCCAATCAGGTTGCCAACCATCATTGTAATAGTCTCTAAGAATAGTCAATTTTTTAAGCGCTTCAAAAGCTCTTTCATATTCTTCATTAATGTAGGCTTCATCTGCATAAATTACTCTATCTTTAGAGTTTTTTTCTAACCACTCTACAGCTTCCTCATAAGTTGGTGCAGGTGCTTTTTGTTCAAAGCCTTGTAGTTCTACTTTATATGGTTTTGTTGAAAGGGTTGGAATATAGTTTTTTCTAAAGCAACCTTCAGGGGTATAATAGTGTAAACCATTTTCATTCTCAAACAACACTCCTATAGGATACTCATAGCTTTCATCATTGCATACATCTATAACTTTTCCTTTTAAATCTGGAAAATTTACTTGGTCATATACTTCTTGACCTTCTTTAAATACTGTTTTCATTCTTTTTACTTTATTATTCCTAATTTTTTAAACATTTCTAATGCTTTATCTTTTGTCAAAGCGTCAAAGCATTCAATAGACGCTTCTTCAGTAGCAAATCCATAAGATAACATTGTTAATACTCCTCCGATAGATGTAGTTACTTTTATGTAGTAGTTCTCATCTTCTCCGTTGTATTCTTTCTGCACGAGTATCTGTCTATCTTCATACTCATACACTTTGCAAAATGTGTGTTTTTCCATTTTTCTTTATTTTAAGTTGTTAAAAAGGCAAATCATCTTCCTGATTGCCATATATTGCAGGGTTAGGCTCTTTCCCATTGTTATCAAATATCTGCGGTTGTTGTACCTGCTGCTGTGCTCTCTGTGGTTGTGGTACGGGTGCTGCTTGCTGTACGGGCTGCTGATAAGCTACATTAGTAGTCTGTATCACCTCAATTTTCCAACCTTCAATCGTGTTGAAGTATTTAGTCTCTCCTTGAGGGTTCGTCCATTCTCTCCCTCGTATATTGATATATACTTTTACATTTTGCCCCACTTGTAGATTATTGAGTAAGTCGCAACGCTGCTGTGTAAATTGAATAATAATCGTTTGCGGGTATTGCTCCTCCGTTACTATCACTAAATCCCGCTTCTCAAAGCCATTTCCTCCTATCATTTGAGAGGGGAATATCTGTTTTATTCGTCCTTGTATTTCCATGTCTTTTGATTTTGTTTCAATTCTTTTTTTAGTTGCTTATATTCCTTTTCAATCTGTTTTAGATATTTATACTCTTCATATAGGGTGAAAAAGTCTAAATTCTTATTTACTATGGGACATGCAATTCTTTTTGTAACATCTTTTACCTCTACAATTTTGAAAGTATTATATCCTATATTATTTATCAAATAACCATTAATTTTAGTTCTTGCTCCAGTTTCAGAACAAGCAATAACATAGGTTCTTATATCAACGCCATAGTAACCTTTGCTGTTTTCGTTTCCTAATAGATGAATTTCGTATAAACGTTCTTTTTTTTCCTCAACTAAGCGATATTTTTTGCCGTTTTTATATATATACTCACTCATTTTATTTAATTCTAATGATAAAAACTTCTACTTTTATGCAGCTCCAAAACCTCGCTGCTTTCCTTTCTATTTGCCTCAATAAACGCCCTTGCTTGTTGTATGCTCAGGTGTGTATTGATATTGCCGTAAGCGTGGGTATATTCGCCGTTGGCTCGTGCTTCCTCTATTGCCTGTTGTATGTACTCCTCGCAATAGTTATGCTCAATAGCATAGAGGTCGTAACCCTTAGCTGTGATACCTTCCAAATGTACTGTATCGGTAGCGTGGAATATTTTATACTCATAGTTACCCTTTATAAAGTCTATTATTGCGGGCTTTAAAAATATCCTCCAACCGAAATTAGGAACATCGTGGTACAGCTTTACAGGAGACACCTTAAACGCTCCATAATCGTACAACATACCCACTTGTAGCACATCTATATTCTTGATACAAGGCAACTCCTCTAAGAGAAAATCACCGCAAGCTACTCGCAAAGTAGGTCTTTCAGCTTGTAACCGCTGCAAGGTGCGTAATTTCAAATGATCTCCGTGCTTATGAGTGAGTAATACAATTTTCAAAGAACGTTTAACTTCTTGCAGGGCTTTGAAAGAAACACCGCAATCTACCATTATCTGATTATCATAAATCACAGCGTTTCCCTCGCTACCCGAACTAATGACTTGTGCTACTCCCATTTGTTCTTTGTTAGGTTATAAATACCACGTGGGAAGTATTTCATTTCAGGGCATTTATCGTATTCAAAAGCCCACCCTAAGCCAAAATACTCAACCATTACATCTCTTGGATTTTCGGCTGTTATCTTAATCACACAATTGCAATCTAAGGATTGACCGTTCAACCGGTATATGTGTGATTGTCCAAAGGTAAAATAACTCGTTTTCATAGTTACATCTGTTTAAAATCTACTTGTTTAATGCCTTCAGTAGGAGCTGGTGAAGGCTCTTCTTGACTTACTACCTCAGTAGGCTCGCTTTGTTCTATGATAACAGCGTCTTGTACATACCTACCTCCTTGAGGATTGTCTATATAGCGCCCCTCGCTGTCTGCTTGGTCTTTCTCTATGGCTTGCTGCATTTCTACTGAGAGCACTCCAAAACGGTTCAGTAGCAGCTTGAGAACTGTTTTCTTTGCCATAGTATCAAATTCGTTTCTCCATATCCCCTTAAATTCTTTGGTGTCCTTGTCTATACCGCTTTTGGAATACTTACTTACATGCTCTTGAACCTGTTCAAGGGTCATATATAATGATTGCTGAAAGCCATTTTGTAACTCTATGTATGCCAAATAACCTATGACTTTGCCTTCAGGGTTTTCACCTAAAAATTCAGTATGCCCTGTGAACTTGTTACGCTTAATCTCTCCTTCTCGCACCTCGCAAGTGTTAATCGTTCTGTATTGACCGCTGCGAATTGCCAATTGCACAAAGCCCTTATAACCTATCTGAAATTGCGGGTGCACTTCTTGCGTCTTCCAATCCTTATAAGGAATAACGTATGCATACCCTAAATTCTTACTCAGTGGCAAATTCAGTGCTGTGGCATTCATCGCACACTTCATCACTTCAGAAGGATCACATTGTGAAAGATTCTTATCAGCGTCTGAAATGGCTAATAAGTTGGATACAAACTCCGATTTTCTTGCACCTAATGTTTTAGTCAAAAAGTCAGCTGTATTAGCTTGATTAAGAAAGTTCCCTAATCTTTTGTCCGTTGTTTGTGTTATTGCACTCATTTTTATAGGATTTTTATATTGTTACTAAGGATATATGCTTTCAAGGCTTTGAGTTGCTCCATTGTACCTTGTACTGTAAAACTGGTTTGTATTACTTCTTCAGTAGCTGGCTCTTCTTCTTTTTTCTCTATTCGTTCTTCTCTCTTCACTTCTTCAGGTGCTTGCAAGGGAGTTACTTCCTTTGCCTTTGCTTCAGCTGCTTCCTTCGCTTGCGCTGCTCGTGCCTTTTGCGCTTCAAGTCTCTGTAACTCATATTCTCGTTGTTGCTTACGATATTGTGCGTTACGCATGGCACTCGTTACATCAAGCGTTTGTTTGTACTCGGTGAGAATCTCCGCTTTGTACTCGGCTGTCTCGTTAAGGCTATCAATAAATTCAAGGCTCTTAACCACATTGTCTATATAGCCATTAGTAAGCTCCTGTAGATTCTTATCTGTGGTAGTAGTATTTATCTTTAATCCAAGCCTCTCAAAGGGTAAGAAATCAATATTATTCGCTTGACAAAGCTCTGCAAAATATGCCTTGATACGTGCTTCTTTGTCCGCTTTAAGACGATTGTCAAATTCATCAATCTTAACCTTAAGAATACCATCGGCTTTCTCATACCTCTCTTTGATAAAGGAGTTATATGCCTTCTCAAAAGCCACATAAGGCGCTGCTACTTGCTCTTTGATACGTTTGCGCTGCTCTTCAAAGTCCTTTAGTTCTTTGTTGAGCATGGCTCTTGTCTCCTTAACGGATTTCTTTGTGTCCTCTGTTACGAGTTGCTTATCCAAGTCAAGCGCTGCGATACGCTTGTCAATCTCTTGCCCCACACTCTCTATCCTCTCATAAAGGATTACAGGCAACTGCTGCACGGTGATTAAATTCTCATTCATTTCTATATCTATTTTTAATGTTATTTATTCTTGAATTGATTATAAAGTCGCTGCTCATACTCATAAGCAACATTTTGCCTTGCTGTATCTATATATGCGATATAGTCATTGATGGGCACTTCACGGGTTATTTGGCTATCAATAGGGAAGGATACGAACCCTATCACCCTATCACTATCGGCACCAAAGCCCCATATATAACACTCGTCTATTCTGTCAATTTGCAAAAGCCAATCGCCTATCTCATAGCATTTGCCCTTTTCTACTACTGTTTTCATTTTCTTTTACTTTTTAATTACCACCTATAAGACGTTGCATAATCAGGATGTAAGTCTTCTTTATCATAGAATTGATACTCTTCATTTGCCCGCTCTGTTAATGCCTTCACAAGCAACTCCTCTTGAAAAGACCTTATCTCTACTGTTTCAAAATTTACTTCCAC